CATGTAACAGGATTAAAAAAAGATATTTCAACAATTAAAAATAACCATCTTGCTCATATGCACGAGGACATAGAGAAGATAGATCAAAAGTTAGATAACAAGTTTGATAGTCTAAGTGATAAAATCATTTATGGTATCGGTGCAGTAGCTGTGATATTTTTAGCACAGGTGCTTTACTTTCTATCTAAATAACTGTACAAGCACTACTTGTATGAAGTATAAATCCATTCTTTGCATTTCTGATTTACATATTCCATATCATCACCCTCAAGCATTTGATTTTTTAAAAGCATTAAAAGCCAAAATTAAACCTGATCTTATTGTTTGTGGTGGAGACGAATTGGATAAACACGCACTTAGTTTCCATGATTCTGATCCTGATTTACCTAGTGCTGGAGATGAATTAAGACAATCTAAAAAATACATATGGGAACTTAAAAAGATATTTCCTAAGATGATAATATTACATTCTAATCACTCATCATTAATCTATAGAAAAGCATTAAAACATGGTATGCCAAGAGCATATTTAAGACATTATAATGAATTTTTAGAAGTAGATAAAAACTGGGAATGGGTAGATGATCTAAATGTTAAATTAAGTGATGGTTCAGAATGTTACTTTACTCATGGAATGTCAGCAGATGGTCTAAAATTGGCGATGCAGTATGGAAAAAATGTTTGTCAGTTCCACTTTCATTCGAAGTTTAATATTCAGTATTTTAGTAATCCAGACAATTTAGTATGGTCTTTACAATGTGGTTGCTTAACAAAACAATCCAGCCTTGCTTTTGGTTATTCAAAAAATTTTAGATTAAGATTCGTAATAGGTACAGGTGCAATAATAAATGGTCAACCTATGCTTTATCCTATGATTTTAGATAAAAACTCTAACTGGATAGGTAAAATTGTCTAAAAAACCATCATTAGACCGTCATAGAAGCGATTTAAAAGCTACCGATATACAAATTGGTGGAAACCACTACATAGGTAAAATCCAACCAATAGAATTGATCGCATCACATAAATTAGATTATTTTGATGGAAACATAGTGAAATATGCTGTGAGGAATAAACAAGGTGAAACTTTAGAAGAAAAATATGATAAGATAATTCATTATTGCCAACTTGCAAAACAACTTAAAGAAAAATAGTAAAATGTGGTTGAATTTATTAACATCAGGTTTAAAAGTCGGAGCCAAGATAATCGAAAATCGTAGAGAATCTAAAATGCTTGAATCACAAGCACAAAGATTACACTACGAAAAAATGGCACGAGGAGAAATTGAGTATCAAGAAAAAATTATTGCGAGTAATGATAAAGGTATTAAAGACGAAATTGTACTTATTCTCGTCAGTATTCCTTTTCTTATATTGGTGTATTCTGTTTTCTCTGATGACCCATCAGTAAAAGAAAAAGTAGATTTATTCTTTCAATACTTCGATCAACTTCCATTATGGTATCAAGCATTGTTTATTGGTATTTGTTCAGCAATATATGGATTAAAAGGTGCTGACATCTTTAAGCGAAAATAGTAATATGTCTTATGGACATAGATGCAGTAATTATAGATGTAGAGTTTGAAGTATCTTCAAGATGGAATCCTTATAATCACCATGTTTGTTTTAGATTTATAGATACTGCACCTAATAAGCCAAGATTATTAAATGCTCTTTATGAACTTGAAAGAAATGATGATCTAGAAGTTATAGATTATAATTATTCAGAAACTCCAATCACAGAAAAAACTAATTTAAAAGATTTAGAAGTTGTTAGAAACTAGGGTAAGCAGAACCAGTTAGTTGCCTACCCTAGCTTTATGCTAAAGTGGTAAGAGAGAGAAAAACCACTCTAGCTATTAATCAAGATGCTATGTTTGATTAAGAAAAAACATCTTGATATTTTGGGGTAATTCAAAGTGATAGTCATGTTTAAAAACTATCTTTATTCGTCCCAAAATTCTTTTTAACGAGCCACCAACTCTCGCTGATGGCTCTATCTATTAGCTGATAAATGGAGCTTTGTTTAATCAACTTTCGCTAATAGAATTCGTTAAACTTTATTATTTAAAGCTAAATCTCTTTTTAACTCAGATTGTTTTAAACTTATATATTTATCCAAGTTATTGTAATGATACCTAGCTTTAATTAATTCTTCTTCAGCATTTGCATATTGCTTAACGATTTCTCTGTATTCAACATCTGTTCTGGCTTTATGCTCTGCCTCTATTACGGTTTTTGTTTCCAATTTATATTTAAGAAACAATTTACTGAACATGGCTTTTTTACCATCTTCTAAAATAATACTTTTCTTATGCCATTCTGCCCACTCTTGTGATGCTCTTTCTAATTCTTCGTATGATTTATTGCTTAATAACATATTTAACTCTCTATTAAAAAATTGATAATAAAATTGCTGTAATTATAAATGTTAATACAATTCTTACAATCCATTTATTATATTTTCTATGTATTGGTTTTCCTAATATTATCATGGGTAAAGTAACATCTCCTCCGCTTCTTTTTCTAATTGTTTTATTTGTTGTTTAAGACTATGATTTTCTTCTTCTAATTTAGTATTTTTTTTATCTAAAGATTTAATCTCTAAATACAATGCTTGTATTTCTTCTAACTTAATAGCGAAATCTTTTTTTAAGTTATAGAAATCGCTAATAAGTTTTTCTTGAGTTTCAGATAATTTAACCATTAGAATGGAATTTCATCGTCCATATCTGATTGCTCAACAGGTGTTGCGTGTTCTGGTGCAAATTCAGTTGCGTGTTGAGGCATAGATTGACTAATTGGTTTTAAACCATCTACATTAGCTTGTGGTTTGTAAGGTTTAACCATGTAGATTGTTATTACTTGTTCAGTATCAGCACCATATTTAGTTTCTTTAGCTTGTTGAACTTTTGAACCCCATTTTAAAGTGTAACCAGCTTTTGCGTATTGCTGAACTTCTGGTGTTTGATACCACTCCATCACTTGAGAAAGACCATATAGTTTTTTTGTTAAACTACATTGGAATTTAGCTTTAGTTGATGAAGCATGATATTCGTAGCTAGGGGCTTTTTTTCCTGTTTCATAGAGCCTTAAAGACAAACCACAGAACGGTTTATCATAGTTTGATTTATTTTTTTGTAACATTTTTTTTCTCCTTTTTAAGTTTATTATACTCTCGCTGTCTTTTTGCAAAGTCTAATTCTAATTCATTTAGAAATTTGCAAACTTTAAATGCTTTCAAGTATCTAGGTTTAATCTCAAACAAACGCATTTCTATCTGCTCTTTAGGGTCTTTTGGTATTTTTACAATATAGAGATAGTCTATTTTAAGATTCGTTGAATCTTCTATTAGCTTTTTATATGTAGCGATCTGAATAGGTTGATCTATAAAAAAGTCTTTAGAAGTTTTGAAATCTACAAGTGCGTGTTTACCTTTCCATGATTTATGAGTTACTATTGCATCAAATGTACCACACACATCTAATTCTTCAGAATAACAAGTAGTTTCAGTAGCGATTACTTCAAAACCTTTGCTATCCCACCATTTTTTAAATTTATTAAACATAGTTTTTAATGGTTCAGTAGCAGGTTCAATTACTTCTTTTTTATTTACATAATCTTCTGCAAGTGAGTGCATATTTGTACCTATATCTCTAGCTTCAGATTGAATCTCTTTTACTCTTGATTCTACTTTTGATCTGAACTGCTGTATTTCATCAATAGGCTTTTTATCAAAGTTCATAATTTGCTCTATTGCAGTATAGACACAATTCTCAGCCCACCACATTAAACCACCACCAGAAAATCTTTTACCGATCAATCCAGTTACACCAGGTTTAACTTCTCCATTAACTTTGTATCTGTATTTGTTATCATTAGGTCTAAATTCAATTAGATTACCATGCTTATCTTCGTTTTTAATAACTGTCATTTTTATATACCTCTCTCTTATAGTCTTGTTTAGTTTTATGTTTAGATTGTGACACAGCTACATATTCTTCTACTAAATACCAATGCGGAAGTATTCCTCTGAATATGGCTCTGTTCATAGCTTGTATTCTTCTATCTTGCCAAGTACGGCTCTGTCTTGAATGGGTAAACATTGTTATCTCTCCTTTTTAATAATGTTAAGTTTAAATCATCTAATGGTTTTGTAAAGTAATCAATATCAATATCTAAATATTCAGATATTTTTTTAAGATTTTTATGACTACAAGCATTTAAACCTTTTTCATACTTTTGAATTTGCTGGAATGTTACTCCAACTGCATTAGATAATCTTACTTGTGATTTATTACGCATCAATCTTATCTTTCTGATTTGTAGACCTACTATCTTATCAAAGATAGCATCATTGTCTTTTTTGCTTACATTCCATTGTGGAAGTAATTCTTGAATAGAAAAATTGACTTCTTCTACTGTTGTATTTGTTCGTCTATTTATCATAGAATGACCACTCCTTTTTTTCGTTAATGTTAAGTTTATTAAATTGATCTTTAAAGCATGAATTACACAGTAAGCTATCGCTATAGATAGAATTACTACCTACAAACCATGCTAATTTTAAAGCATCTTCTCTAAAGCATCTAGCACATTTATATGCAAGAATTTTTTTATGTTTTGATTTAAACATAGTTATATCTCCTATTAATTTTACTTAACCAATTAGAATAAAATTCAATTCTTTTATTTAAAAGATCACAATAATTGATTTCATTATAATAATCTTTTACAGATATTTTTTCTCTTAAATACAAATATTGATATTTTTTAGTTTTTTTACACATATTTCTCTCCTTTAATTTAATACTGAATGTCCTCTTTTATCTAAACACTTTCTCATAATAGATTCGTATTTTGTGTCCATTGTTGGACTAAGTGTCCAATATGTAATGTTTGAAATAAAATTAGTATTTTCTTTTGCTAAGTATTTACAATGCTGAATATCGTTTGTAATTTCTTTAGCTTTATCTTCGTTAAATGTTCCTGATCTTCCTGCTGTATCAATAATAGGTTTATAAGAACAAGCCTGTAATAAGGTCAAAGATACCATAGTAAAAAGTATTATTTTTTTCATATCTGTTTATTCCTCTCTATATATGTTGTTGATGATATTTTAAATTATGAATATCAACAGCCAACTTTTTCTTCTTCTGCTTCAGCTTGAACAGTTGTTTCAACAAATCTTTTTCCTTCATAGTTTGTTTGTCGTACTGCTCTTGAGCCTTGAACAGATTTTTTATCTGCATTAGCTTTCTCCAAATTAGCTACTTGATTTTCCAAGTAACTATCTACAGGGTTAATTAAATTAACTTCTTCCTGTAAATCCTGTAATCCACCTAAAGTCATATCCTTTTAAATTGTTTTGATATTTCTTTAGTGAAAGTAGAATTAGTTGGTATTCTCATAAGTATTTCCTATCTCTAATAAATTTCTTAATATCAGATAATGATTTAAACTTAGTTTTTCTACCACATGGAAACCAAGTTGAAAATAATTTATTACTCATTTCTTCTGATAATCTTGATAAATCCCATGTATTTAATTTAGGATAATATTTATTATATCTAGCTTTAAATTTCTCATTACCGAATATAATAGAATAAGTATCATGTTCTAAACTTTGATAAATTAATTTAGTTTTCATTATTGAACTCCTATTAAATAATCTATCGTCATTTTAAATCCACCCGCAAAAAAATACAACATTATAATTGCAAAGCTAAGATATTCCAAAAAGTTTAATATATTTTTCATTATACCCTCTCCTCTCTTTGTTTTTTAAATTGAAAAAGTAAATCATCAACAGTTTTAATTTGATATAATTCTTCATCAGTATCAAATTTCATACATTGTTGTTCTGAATCTACTGGAATTGTCCATTGATAGATTTCTCCATTATCATTTTCATCTACATAATTTAATAGATTTTTTGATACTAAAGAACCAAACACTCCTTTAAGTGTATCAACATTCCAATTTAATTTTTCAATATCTATAAAATCTTCTTTACAGATATGACAATCAGTACCATCAGTAGTATCTAACAGTTCTTGTGCTAATAAAGTTTCTTTATCAGTTAAAGTAATCATTATGCTCTCTCCTTTTTTGATCTTTTAAATATCTTATCAAATTTTGCATCTATTTTTTTTTCATCAATTTGAAGCAACATTTCAAGAGCATAAACACTTAATTTATTCATGTCTTTTTCAGTAAAATAAACTTTATCTTTTTTATAAAATTTTAAAGTTTCAAACATACTTGCTATTTGTTTAAAACCAACAGCAGTAGCTTCATTGATATATATTTTAGTTTGTTGTTTCATTCTCTCTCCTTTTTTTATGTTAAACATACTATAATAAATCATACATGAGTTGTAATTGCAATAGATTTATTGTTCGCATAAAATATAGCTTTTTTACATATTATATCATCTTATATTAGAAATATCTTTACAAAAACAAATCACTTGTATAAAAAACGAATCAATTAA